AAACTAGGAGACTAAACAATGGCTTTCAACGGCATTGTACCCGCCTCACCACTAGAGGTCGCACCCTGCGGCCTGTTCAGTGTGGCTCGGGTCGTGGATCACCGTGAGGAAGAAGAGCACTGGATCGCCGGGGCTGAGGTCGAGACGAATGCGTTCCCGACCGTCCAGCTTCGTACGAACCAGGATGCAGTAATTTCGGGCGGCGCTGGTGTCATCTATGACGGTAGCGCCTCCCCGAAGACCTACACGACGACCCCGTTCTTCATTGAAATCAAGGCGAACAAGACTTCGGTCGATTACGTCCGTGACAATGAAGACCTGACCGACACCATGGAAGAGCAGGTCAAGGCTGTCGCACAGAAGGCTGTCGAGCGCGAACTGTGGGAAGGTGTTGCCACGCTAGGCAGCACCCCCGCATCGGACGCTGGATTCCTTCGCCGTGCAACTGCTTCTGGCGGCGCTACCGTGGTCACGTCAGGTGGTCAGACTCCCGAAAAGGCCCTATGGCTTATCGAGCAGTCCATTTCGAACTCACCGACTGGCGGACGTGGAGTGATCCACATGACGCGCGACGTAGCTTCGGCTCTCGGCTCGCGTCTCCGTTACTTCGAAAAGAACGAGATTGACGAGAAGACGTATGCCGTCACTCGTCTTGGCACTGTGGTGGTTATCGGTTCCGGCTACACCGGAGCGGGTCCCATCGGAGCAACCGGCGCTGCCGCGACCGCGACCAACAAGTGGATTTACGTGACGGGTGGCGTCACGGTTGAACTCGGTAAGGCCGCTGTGCAGACGTACAGTGAGCCCGCCACGAACGACCACTACGCTCTCATTTCTTACCCTGCTTCGGTACATTTCGATCCGTCCATCTTCTCCGCCGCTCAGGTCACCCTGCCCTAGAGCCGGTAGTTAGACAATAACCAAGAAGGAGCGCCAATCATGGCAACCCAGGAATACACCAGCAGCATTCAGGGTGTGGCACTTCGTGTGACACGCCTCGATGCTAACGGGAACCTTCTCAACGGCCCTGGAGACAGCTACACGACCCACGCATTCATGCGCGTGAGCTTCACTCCTGAGTACGAAGAGGGTGACGAAATCACGGAAAAGTCCGCTAACGGTGCGGTATGTGTTTCGTTCAAGTCCCCCGACACCCTAAAGCGCATCACCATGGAAGTAGCTATCTGTGAGCCCGACCCCGAGCTTACGTCGCTAATGTCCGGTGGTCTGCTTCTTCGCAAGAACCTCGGCACGTTCGTAGCTCCGGATCACAAGTCCGTGGGTTGGGCATCGCCTGCCGTAGGTGACGACCCCTCCGGTAACGGTGTGGCAGTAGAAAGCTGGTCGCGAGCAATCGTTGACGGAAAGCCTTCCGCTACCCTGCCGTTCTACCACTGGGTATTCCCCTACGCCAAGCTTCGCCAGAGCGGTGACCGCGTAATCGAGAACGGCCTACTGGCTAACACGTTCGAAGGCTACGGCCTCGGCAACAGCCTGTTCGGTGACGGACCTGACGGTCGCTGGGAGTTCCCAGAGGCTACCAGCCGTCCGTACTCGTTCGCCAAGACGGCATGGGCACCCTCGGGTCTCCGTGGCTTCTACACATGGCACGAGGATATCACTGCGTCGATTTCGAACAAGGCTCTCACCGCCAACGTAGCTACGATTACCACCACGATTGCGCACAACTTCAAGCCTGGTGACCTAGTTAAGATTACCGGCGTGGACGCGACCTTCGATGGTACCTACACCATTCTAGCTACGCCTACAGCCACCACGTTCACCTACGCCAAGACTGCTACCAACGTAGTAGCCGCAGCGGCGACAGGTACGGCACTGGTTGCGGCTGGCCCTCGTGCAGTTACGGACCTGCCTGATGGAGAAACCAGTATTGACTACAACGTCCCTGGTAACGCTAAGTACAACTCTGCGGCTGCCATTGACAACATCCTGAACTCGGTTGAGGACCCGTCCGCGTAAGCACCCCCGATAGAAGAGTGGCGGTTGCTGGTATAATTGCCAGTAACCGCCACTTTCATTTGAAGGACAATTATGACTAACCTAGAAGCCCTCTGGGTACAGCCCTCGGATATCGATGAGAGTCTGGACCTTGACACCATCGATCCTGACGATGTGGCGACCCTCAAGGATTACGAAGCGGCCCTCGCAGCGTGCGAATTTGCTTCGCAAATGCTGTGGAGTCTTTCCGGTAGAAAGTACCACACTGGCACCGTCATGACCGAGCGTTACATTGTTGACCGCGCTTGGGTCAGTCCATACCTTCTAAGCCCGGTGCGAGGTATCTCTGCCTACGACCGCGAGTGGGGCGTCTACGTTGTGGACCCCTATGACTGGAATCGTGGCAAGATTCGTCTTGACGGGACCCCCATCAAATCGATTGGCTCGGTCACGAACCTGGGTGATGGTTCCGTTCTCGACCCATCCCAATATGCTGTGATAAATCGCACATTCCTACAGCTAAACACGCCTGTCCCCCACGGGATCGATGTGTCGTACACCTACGGACAGCGCCCGCCGAAGACGGGAGAAATGGCAGCACTCGCCATGGCTACCCAGTTCTTCTATGCGTGGTCTGGCCGCGAGGATGAATGCTCGCTTCCTGATCGTGTGACTGCTGTTACACGTCAGGGTGTGAGTTGGGTTCTACTCGACAACCAGGACTTCCTGGACGACCTGAAGACCGGAATCTACATGGTTGATATGTTCCTCAAGAGCGTCAACCCCGACAAGGCGCGGGTGAAGTCTAAGGTCTTCTCCGTAGACCTTCCACGCGGACGCCGCCGCACACTCTAGTAGAATAGAGATAACACGAAAGGAGCGACCACTATGGCCGTAACCAATTTCCGAGGCGGGGACTTCCCCCAGGGAAAGAAGATCAAGGAACAGCACAACGAGGCGCGCAAGGACAACGCAATCCTTGACGTTGAGGTTGAGAAGGCTGTTCGGGACTCCAAGGAGGGCGCTAAGTTCGCCAAGGAGTTTGCAGAGAAGGATGCCGCTGCTGAAGAGAAGCTGGCGGATGAAGTCAAGAACACGGTAGAAGAGGGTACGAACGAAGAGCAGACCGCCGCTAAGGCATCCACTCGTCGTAAGTCCACTGCTGCCACCAAGGCCGCTAAGGCTGCGGACAAGCACATCGCGGATGAGGTCGCCAAGGCCACACTCCCCGAGGATGCTGACGACAAGAAGTAACTAATCGGACGGGGCGGCAGCTTCGGTTGCCGCCCCTCCTTCAAATGACTAAGGACACCCCATGGCACTATCTCAGCCGACAGGACGACCCATTGAAGACTATCCAATGGACTCCGACGCACTAATAATTGTGAAGATGCTCGACCGACTCCTGGAGAATGTCATCGCTTCCTACGAGTCGATGCAGGTCCCGCTGCCTACACGTCGCTATTGGATGCTAGGTGCCGAGGTTCCGGAGGACTGCGAGCAGGTTGTTGTAACCTATATCCAGAGCTACCTCGGGGTTCCGGGAGATGCCGCTGCCCAGGCGCAGCAGTGCAATGCGCCCCGTACCGGCGTCTTCAACGTGGTGGTGACTCGTGATCACCCGGTCGGGGAGAACGGGAAGGCGGTCAGCCCGGAACGGATCATCACCGCCTCCAAGTGGGGTGCGGTAGATAACGCCGTTCTGCTGTGGAGTCTTGACACCCTGAACACCATGGAAGACGGCTGGAAAGGGCCTGGCGTTATCGCTACAGTGAACACTCTCCCCCCGAACGGTGGCGTACAGAGCACGGTACTTAATATCAGTCTGGTACTCGGATAATGGCAGGCGCGTTCAATATACACATCGAGCCGTATGCGCCAACTGAGGCGGACATTAGACGGATCGTTTGGGAGCCAGGTGGGGCTGTCATGCTAAGACTAAACCACATCGGTCGCTCTATCGTGACCGCTGCGCGCGCGCAGGTCGGTAAGGACACCGGGGAACTGGCTCGGAGCATTCACTACAATATCAAGCGTTGGGGCGGGCTTCCAGAGGTCGAAGTCGGCAGCGAGCACCCTATCGCGTATATTCATCACGAGGGTACACGCCCGCACGCGATTCGCGCTAGAAATGCTCAATTCCTCCGCTTTTCGGCAAAGGGTCGTGTGGTCTACGACCGCACGGTTATGCACCCCGGAACAAAGCCGAATCGCTTCCTCACTGACAATCTCTACCTCGCCCGTCTGTAGTACAATAGTGAGAGAGGGAATCCCCCTCAACGACACATTACCAAAGGAAGAAATACAATGGCACGTTTCAAGGACTTCGGTTCCCCCGCAGCAGATAAGGGCAAGCCCCTTACGTTCAAGCTCTACGGCGAGAAGTTTGACGCCGTACCGGCAATCCAGGGCAAGACTCTTATGGGTCTCGTCTCCAATTCCGACATCAACAACCCCGCAGAGTCCGCCAAGCTGGTTCTTGGATTCTTCGACCAGGTTCTCACGAAGGACAGCCTAGAGCGCTTCAATGTGCTCATCGATAGTGACGACAAGATCGTCCCCGTCGAGACTCTGGCTGAAATCGTCGGCTGGCTCGTTGAGGAGTACAGTGGACGCCCGGAAGAGGAACGCGAGGACTGATCACATGGGCCGCTGAGTGTTGGCCCTATGTGAATGGGAAAGCCCTAATGAGCGGGATTCGACTGATGGAAATGGAGGCATCCGACATGATGGATGTTCTCCATTTCCTCTTCGAGGAGGACTTCACCGCGACTAGTGAAGATCACGCCCGGAGCCGCTCAGCTATTCGAGTAGAACTCTACACCGATATGTATGGCGTGCCGTACAACTTCAAGATGAAGGACCAGCCTCGCGGGCGAAGCGGGGCTAGTAACGAGTTCCAGTATCCTGACGACCCGGACGATTTCAGTTCTCTCGATAAGGTAGAGCCGTTCTCTGCGAAGAAGAACGACCCATTCAGTCCTCGCGCGGACAAGCCCAAGCGGAAGATCGACTTTGTTGATGCCTCTTCCGTCCCACTAGTAGAACAGTCCTTTGAAGGACTGGACGCCCCACTGAATTAGAAGGGAGGCGAGCACCAATGGTTTCACTGGGAACTCCAGTATACGTCTCCGTACGAGCGCTTACGAACCACCTAGGCCCTGACATTGCCAAGGGCCTGTCGGGATCGAACCGTACCGCGCAGCGTTATGGGGAGAGCCTTGGTGCCGCCTTCTCTAAGGGATTTAGCCGGGGCGTTGATGTCAACGCATTCCACCGTGTGGCTAACGGAATCAACTCGATGGTTCCTGGGGCAGAACAAGCCCGTAAGTCCTTCGCCACCCTAGTCCGTACGAGCTACACCCTCGGTACCGCTCTGACCGGTATTGTCGGCGGTGCTTCTGCGGCGGTGTCCGCTATCGGTGCCCTCGGTGGTGCCGCTATCGGTGCCGCATCTACGATGTCGGTTCTCGGTAACGCGATCTTCGCGCTCGGTGCCGGGTTCGCGTCCGTCAAGCTCGCCACGAGCGGCATCGGGGGCGCGCTCAACAAGCTGAAGCAGCAGACATCCTCTGCCGCCGCTGCCAACACTCGTAGCGCCCTACAAGCCGTACGTGACTCACAGGCGCGTGAACTTGCTGCCCGCCGTGTGGAGGACGCCGAGCGTGCGCTAGCGCGTGTCATCGAAGCGAATCGTGATCGGCTCATAGACGCCAATCAGGATGTCGCGGATGCTCAGAATGAACTGAACGCCGCGATCCGTGCAGGCCGTGAAGAGCTACAGCAGCTAGGCTTTGCCGCCGAAGATGCCGCGATCAACGAGCAGCGCGCCGCTATCGAACTCGAACGCGCACGCGAGACTCTGGCGCGCGTCCAGGACCTTCCGCCGAACAGCCGCGCCCGACGTGAAGCTGAACTGGCGTATGCTGAAGCAGAACTCAACTACCGAAAGGCCAAGGACGCTAATGCCGATCTTGCAAAGGAGCAGGACCGTCTAGCTAAGTCTGGTGTCAACGGACTCGATAGTGTTGTTGACGCGCGTGATGCGCTGGCTGAGGCCGAAGTTGACCGTTCTAAGACAATCATCGACGCGCTCCGTGACCAGGAGGATGCTGAGCGCAATCTCGCAGAGGCTAAGGCTGACGCCGCCAACGTAGATGACCGACAGGACGCAGCCGGTGCTGGACCCGCAGCCGGTGTCGCCGCTGCCGGTGCCGCGTGGGATGAGGGCCTGAACGCCGCTCAACGTAAGTTCGCTCTGTTCATCAACAGTCTACAGCCTCAGTTTGATGAGCTAAGCCGGATTGCCTCCGAAGCATTCCTGCCTAAACTACAGACTGCTATTCAGACCCTAATGGACAAGGCCTACCCCGTTGTTGCGGTGGGTATTGGCGTTGTTGCATCCGCTATGGGTGACGCCGCTATCTCTCTCGCGGATGTCATCACCGAAGGCCAGAACCTCGACAAGCTGGCGACACTATTCGACAGTTCTGCTGTCCTTATTCGTCTCTTCGGAGAAAGCCTCGGCAGTGTGTATGACATTCTGATGTCTATTCTGACCGGGGTGGCCCCGCTTGCCGAGGAGTTTTTCGGCTGGCTCAATGACGAACTTCAGACATTCGCTGACCATCTGAATTCTCCGGAGGGGAAAGCTGAGCTTATCGAGTTCTTCGATAAGGCAGCATACTCCGCGCGGCTTTTCGGGGACATCTTCGGCAACGTCATGCAGGGCATTGGCGGCATTATCAATGCCAACATCGGTCCAGGTACGGGTGGCGCTATACTTCTTGAGTACTTCAAGACCGCCACCGCCGACTGGGGCTCCAGTACTGGAATGAACCAGTTCTTCATCGACGTAGCAAACAACGCTACATCGGTGTTCGATGCTGTTGGCGAACTGGTAGACATTCTGGGGCGTCTCGGTACGAATGAGAATATCGGGAAGGCTTTCGATGTTCTGGTTGAACACGCTCCTGCCCTGGAAAATATTCTCCAAACTACAATCAACGCGGCTCCCCAGCTAGCCGAGCTAGTCGGCACGATCACAGAAATCGTCAGCGCTCTCGCGGATACCGGAGCGATGCAGGTATTCTTCGAGACGCTAAACAACATTCTAACGCCGGTTCTTGATTTTGTCAAGGACCCGGCGAATAAGGAATTCCTCGACTACTGGGGCCGCGTCTTCGCGATGTTCTCCGCTGTCGGCTTTGTTCTTGCACTCGCCGGTACCGGTATCAAGATTACCGCTGGCATTCTTACCGGCGTCCTAGGCCCTATCGGCAACGTTGTCAACGCCGGTAAGGGCCTGGCGGGCATGTTCAGCAAGATCAAGCCCAAGGGACTTGGCGATGACCTCCTAAAGGTCGGAGATGACTTCGATAAGACCGGAAAGAAGAAGGACGGGTTCATTGACAACCTGAAGACCTTCGACGGCAAGATGAAGGAGACCGGTGGAAAGACCGGCATCTTCCGTGGAGCTATTGCCGGTATCGGTACAGCATTTGCCCCACTTGGTGGCGTCCTCGCCAGGGTCGGTGGCGGATTCGCTGCGCTAGGTCGAGGACTGATGGGGGTCATGCTAGGCCCTGTAGGTATCGTGATCGGCGTCATCGCGGCACTCGTCGGCCTATTCATGCTGCTCTACAACACGAACGACCAGTTCAAGAAGGATATGGATAAGGTCTGGGCAGACCTATCTAAGACATTCGCAGACGCAGGCGCACAGATCATGGAAGCGCTTCAGCCGCTTATCCCGGTCTTCATGGATATTGTCGATGCGATTGTCCCACTCATCACCACACTTGTCACAGCGCTCGTGCCCATCATTACCACCCTGGTTTCAGCGATTGTGCCCCTGGTCACGATCCTGATTACCGCCTTGGTGCCGGTATTCTCATTCCTCGCGGACCTGCTGGCTAAGGCTGTGCCTATCATTGCTTCGGTCCTGACTGTCATCATTCAGGTGCTCGCCGGAATTCTTACCGTGGTTGTAAATGTGCTGACTGCGGTTATCGTCTGGATTATCGGTGCGATCACCGGATTCGGTGAAAACTGGAGCAATTTCTGGGACGGAATCTTCCAGTTCTTCTCTGATGTGTGGGACAACATCGTCAACTTCGTAGAGGACGCGGTTCAGTTCCTCGTAGATATTTTCCTGAACTGGACAATCTACGGCATCATTATCAAGAACTGGGAAGCAATCGTACAGTTCTTCTCCGATGTCTGGGCGAACATCATGGGCTTCTTCGATGCAGCCTTCAAGTGGATTGATCAGTACGTAATCCAGCCCATGATCCTCGCATTCCAGGCGGTCGGAGAGGCGTTCGAGGTTGTCGGAGCCTTTATCGGTGACGTGTGGAAGGACATCCAGGACGCTATCGATAAGGCGTACCGCTGGATCGATGCTAATGTCTTCAAGCCTATCCGCGACGCCATAGCGATGGTGCAGCTAGCCTTCCAGACTGCGGGTCTTCTGATCCAGCAGGCGTGGAAGACAATGCAGGACGCGCTGTCCAACGCCTGGAAGTGGATTGACGAGCACGTATTCAACCCGATCAAGTACGCCGTTGGGCTAGTCCAGCAGGCGTTCGAGAACGTGGCTGAGGGTGTTCGCATCGCCTGGGACGGCATCAAGAAGGCCGCAGCATCCCCGATCAACTTCGTGATCGATACCGTCTACAACAACGGTCTTCTTCCTTTCTGGAACAACATCGCTGATGCGCTCAACCTGAAGGACCTGAAGCTAAAGCGTGCGAACTCTATCGCCTTCGCCAGCGGTGGTGTTATGCCTGGGTACAGCCCCGGTAAGGATATCCACAAGTTCTACTCTCCGACTGGCGGATACCTCCACCTGTCCGGTGGCGAGGCAATCATGCGCCCGGAGTGGACTCGCGCTGTAGGCGGTCCTGCCGCTGTGGAGCGCATGAACCGCGCTGCACGCCGTGGACAGGCATTCGCCTCTGGAGGCGTCTACAGCGCCGCACAGGCCCCCGTACGGCGCTTTGCGAGCGGAGGCGTCCTCGACTTCGTAGGCGACACCATCGACAACCTAGCGAAGATGAGCAAGGTTGTTGCTGACTTCTTTGCAGACCCGGTGGCGGCTGTCAAGAAGAACCTTATCGATGGAGTAATCAAGCCGCTAACATCTGGTTCCAACGACAGCATGTTCCAGAAGCTTGTCAATCAGGTGCCGGTCAGCATCGCTAACAACATTGGAAATGTTGTAAAGGGATTCTTCGGAAGCGCCCCCTCTGCCAGAGGCGGCGGTAGCGGGATGGGCTGGCAGGCGATGTGGAACATTGCCAAGGCTCAGTTCCCGAACGCCACGCTGAACTCGGCATACCGACCCGGCGCGCGAACTGTCAACGGAGGCCAGTCCTACCACTCCCTCGGTCGTGCTATCGACCTCCCGGCGCGTATGGATATCTTCAACTGGCTAAAGGGCGCATTCCCGAACTCCAAGGAGCTTATCTTCTCGCCCGCTGGTGCACGTCAGCTTCTCAACGGTCGCGAACACCTATGGACCGGGGCTGTAAAGGCTCAGCACTACAACCACGTCCACTGGGCCATGGCTAATGGTGGAACTGTCTACCCCACAAGAGATGGTAGTATTGTACGAGTGGCGGAAGCTGGCAAGCCTGAGCGTGTCGAGCCTCTAGACCCGAATGGACTATCTGACAGAGACAAGGCGATGATCGAGCACCTAGCTGGTGGCGGTCGAGGAGACACGACGATTTACGTGACACAACTTCCAAACGAAGACGGTGAGCAGCTTGCTCGCCGCATCTCCCAGCTTATCTCTAGTGACATGAGAATGGGAGCGACAATCTAATGGTGCGCATCAATCTAGCGAAGGACCCTTCCCTTCGGAGCGGCACAACTTCGGCCTTCCTTCCAGTGGCGGGTGCAACCCTCAGCATCACGGATGACTACGCTTTCTACGGGGAAAATGCACTAGTCGTCACCAAGGCAGGCACCAACGGTTCAGGTGTCGAAATTGCCGCGCCTGTCCCTGTGGACGCTGGAAAGCCTTATGCATTCTCTATCTACGCGCGGCTTCCTATCACTATCCCACTCTCCGAGTATGCTGAAATTGTTATGCAGGTCGAGTGGCTAAACTCTCTCGGCGTAGTGCTCCAAATCGAAACATCGGCTGCACTGCTAATGGATAGTGACGATTCGTGGTACCGAATCGGAGGCGTATGGACGGCGGCGGTTGGAGCCACGTTCGCCAATGTCACCATCCTTCAGCCCCTCCCAGGCAGCACAGGCGCTAAGATTATTCTGGACGCCTTGCTTATCGAGCAGGCTAACTACATCGGGGGATACTTTGACAACATTCCCCAGGCCGAGAAAAATGCTATAGTCAATAAGGCTCTATCGGCGGTACCTCAGGTAATCAATGGCATCCGCCTTGGAGCGGACGTAGTGCTCAATGAGCTAGTACTCAACACCATCGACGAAAACGATACAGTCTGGATCGTGACCGATATTGACGGGTGGTGGGGTCAGGCTGACCCGGACATTCCTGATATCGCTCGTGGTACTGAGGACGGCTCCTATGACGTAGAGGGCCGCACTAAGGCGCGTAACATCACGATCAGTGGATTCTTCATCCCTAAGGACGCTGAAACATCTCTCTCGAAGTCCATTGACCGGCTTGTGCTGGCGCTGAACCTCACCCGTAAGGGTGGCTGGCTGCACGCGCACGAAGGGCCTACAAAGGCTGCTTGGGTGCGTCTCTCGTCAAAGCCTGATATTCGTACCGTCAACGCGCGTGGACGCACCACATTCCAGATTCAGCTTCGCGCGGGCGACCCAATCAAGTATCACTGGGACGATGACGACCCCGAAGGCTACACCAATCTTCACTTCGAGGCAGCAGACGTTATCGGGTACGCCGAAAATATCGGCACGGCGACGGTGACTGGAAACTTCACCATCACCGGCCCTGCCGGTGCCGGTACTCGTATCTTCAATGCCACTACTGACGAGACGATGACACTGGCGTATCCGCTGCGAGGCGCAGGGCTCATCGCTGATGCCTATGAAGTGTCTTCTACCGATGGAGTCGCGACCATCAAGACTGTCGCGCCTAACAACCTTCGGGTGGGCGATGAGGTCGCCCTACTCAATATGGTGATCCCCTTCTCCGAGGCTGACAAGACTCGTATTGTCACCGCTGTATCAGAAGTTTATCCCTACTCATTTAGTGTTGAGATTGCGACTGCGGATATTAGCCCCATGAGTACGGGAGGGCAGATTCGACTCGTCAACAACGACACACTGCTCGTTGACACCTACAATCGTGCTGTTACATATAATGGGGAGACCTCCGGGCACCGCTCTAAGCTTACTACGCTGACAGACTGGATTCACTTCGGTCCCGGAGAGAACATCATTGAGTTTTATGATGAGATTGCGGAAATAGAGGTTGTCAGTAAGCAGCTTACTGGCAACGTTGTTACCCTGAAAACCAGCGATTCTCACTACTTCATTCCAGGTGAAACGATCACGGTCGATCTTCCGGTCAACAAGCCACTGGCTAAGAAGAGTCTGACTTCAAACGTCGTCACCCTTACGACAGCAGAGCCTCACGGATTCTCGGTGGGCGATGTCGTCACCGTGCAGTCCACCGAGCAGTCGAAGGTCATCACTAAGGCACGCACATCCGGCGTGGCAACACTAACCACGGAGTCTCCACACGGTATTAATCTCACGGACAATCTTATTGTTGCTCTGCCGTCTACAGCCGTCCCTACGCAGAAGGCGCTTACGTCGAATGTTGCCACTCTGACCTTCCAGAATGCTCATGGCATGTCTGCCGGTGACAGCGTGACCGTTGCGCTGCCGACTGGTGCCACGGTATCAAACAAGCAGCTAACATCTGACCAGGCTACGCTAACAACAACCACTCAGCACAACTTTGTTGTCGGTGACACCATTACCGTTGCCCTGCCTGGCAGTGCTTCTATCACTGGCAAGGCGCGCTCCGGTGCTCAGGTTGTCATGACAACCTCGGGTCCGCACGGATTCGCGACCGGTGACCAGGTGTCGATTATGTTGCCTACAACCGCCACGCCTACCGGCAGCTTTGTATCGAGCGGAACAACCAACCTTGTCACAATGACTACGGCAGCGGCGCACGGATACTCTGTAGGCGATACCATATATGTTGGCACGTCGGGGCAGAGCTACTGGCTCATCACTAACCGCGCCGCGACCGCCACCGTAGTTACACTAACAACTAGTGTTGCACACCAGATGACAGTAGGTGAATACATTCTGGTCACCGATGTCGGTGCTCGCTATAATGGACTGTATCCAATCGCTTCTGTTCCGAACAGCACCACGGTTACGTATAACCTCGCGGGTGCCGTCGAGGCGAGCACTGCATCTAGCGGAATGGTCGAAGATAAGACGTGGAATACATACTATGTGGGACTAAAGATCATCGAGTCAACCCCTAACGCTAACCAGCTTACGTTCCGTGCATGGGACCAGAAGGTGGACAGCACCCGTTCCGTGGGGGGTGCCGGTGTGGTATATATCGATAACCGTACCCACATGGCCTACAACGGCGTCAAGACTCTTGTATCCGCTTCTGGTAACACGTTCGCCTACAACTTCTAATAAGGACACAACATGGTTTATGCAGACAAGGCGACCGGTGGTGCCGGTTATCTACGCATCGACTTCGACGGCACCACCGTCCGATTCTACGTGTACGGCGGATACTCCTCGACCAACCACTACGATCCGATGGACTGGTCTGGAACGGTCAACGGTGTCGGAGTCGGCGGTTCGGGTGGCGTGGGCGGTACTGGTCCCGCGTGGGGCTACGGGTCTAAGGCTGCACCGGGTCTTCTCTTCGGTGCATGGACCGCCAACTACGGCTCACAGACTGTCTCCTTTACCATGGGTGCCACGGGAACGAGCGGTCTCGGTGGTCCGACGACTCTAGACTATGCGATCTACCGCGCGTACCCGGCAACCGCTCCGCCTGCTCCCACATCGGTTGGTCTGGATCAAATCACACCGACCTCCATGCGCTACCGATTCAGCGGCAACGGTGACGGTGGCTCCGGCATTACCGCATGGCAGTATGAGTATTCGACATCCTCGAACTTCTCATCCGGTAACTCGGGTGCTATCAACGGTAGTGGCACCGAAAATGTTACCGGTCTTGCGAACCACACCACGTACTATTTCCGCTCTCGCGGTGTCAACGCGGTCGGTACAGGTGGTTGGTCAACCCCCACTATTTCAGCCGCCACGACCGGGCACCCGACTGTCCCGCTCTCCCTAGCTGCAACACCTAGTGCCTCTGCCACCGGACGTATCGCGCTTACTTGGTCTCAGCCGACCACTACAGGTGCCGGTGGTATCACCGGATACAATATCTTCCGTAACGGTACGCAGATCGCCACCACGACCGGTACCCTCACCGGGTACACTGCCACCGGACTGACCCCCTATACGAGCTACACCTTTACGGTGGCCGCACGTAACGCTTACTCGGACTCCGTAGCTGGTACGAGCCCGCTGACTTCCGGTGTGGCGGCGACGGCTCCTGGACCGCCCGGAGCGCCGACAAACCTGGCAGGAGTTTCTGATGGGGCGCAGGCCGGTAAGGTCAACCTCTCCTGGACCGCGCCCACAAATACAGGTGCCGGTGGCATCACCGGATACCGTGTTCGCCTCGCTGACGGGACGCTTATCGTCAATCAGGCGGGCACCGCCACCACGTACTCTGCCACAGGGCTCACGCCGGGTGTTGCATACACCTTCAAGGTTTCCGCACGTAACGCGCTGTCTGACGCGGAAGGCTCTGAAGGAGCATTCTCTAGCCAGGTAGTTGTTACGCCTATCGGTGAGCCTGGAGCCCCGACCAATGTGTCGGTCGCGCAAAGTACCACAACCTCGAACCGACTGGTCCTCTCGTGGAGCGCTCCCGCTGGGACTCTATCAGGATATTCTATTTTCCGCCAGATCGACAGCAGCGGTCCCTTTATTTTGGTGCGTCAGATTGGTTCGGCTCACACATCATATAGCTTTGATGATATGCCACTGGGCGTCCCTCAGACGTTCCATGTCCGTGCCCGTACCGTCTACACAGACACACTTGCGTCGGGGTACCCCGGAAACTGGGGCGGACCCGCCTCGGCAAACGTGGTCGGTACCGCTACAATCAACAATTCTCAAACGCTCCTGACATCCGCAACCGTGGCTGATCAGACGAACGCCGTATTCAACGGCAGCTACGTGATTAACCAGGTAACTTCTACCACTGTCCGCTACGCTAAGACCGCAGCAAATGTCGCGAGCGCGGCATCTGGCGGATCGATTAGTAACACCACCAACGCGATATTTAACGGTTCGTATACAATTAGCACCCCCACGTCTACCACCATTTCCTACGCGAAGACCAATGCTAATATCGCCATACTAGGGACGACCGGTGGGACGGTCACCGACACCACAAACCAGAGTTTCAACGGAACCGTTACGGTGACCGCTGTAAATGCGGGCGCGAACACGGTGAGCTATAACAGCCCAGGAGCGGACTTGGCTCCAACCACTGTCCCTGTGAACGCTTCTCCTGGGCAAAGTGGTACGGTGACAAACCTCTCCAACGCGATCTTCAACGGCGTGGGGAAGACTATCACAGCCATTACTGAATTCACGATAAAGTACGGGCAGACTAGCGCCAACGTGACCGAGAGTAATGCAGCCGGTACTGTCATCAACACCACCAACCGTGACACATTCAACGGCTCCTATGTGGTTTCCTCCATCCCGGCGAACAATATTGTTCAGTACGCTCGAACTGCGTCAAATATTCTGACCCGCACTTGGTTGGGGCCGAACGGTGTCGTTTCGCGGGCGTCTTCCCCGGCGCTGCTAGATGTGCAGTTCAGATCAGGGTGGTCTGGATAGTGGTATGATGGTAGGAACGACAAAGACACCTACCATTTGAGAGACTAAAATGCCTCGGATCATTAACATCCCGGCTCGTGATGAGACTCTATTCATCCACGGGTTCGAAGCTGGTACGAAGACCCCCGGACCTATTACCTGGTCTGAGGTCCGACGTAACCTGTTTCCCAACCCGCGAGCGGTAGGAACATTCGGATTTACCTCTTCAGGCGGCTCCAGTGTGTCGCTGAGCGCTGTGTCAGATGCGCCTGGTGAAATCCCGACCGCTATCCGTGCTACCCGTCTTGCTAGCGGCTCTGTCCGCCTGGTTGACTTCGTTGTCGGCACGACACTACTGCCGAACACTAGGTACCGATTCCTCGCAAAGATCGAGTCTTCGCACACGCTCACTGGTGTCATGCTTACCGCGCGTCCTGCCACCGAGTCCAGTGCGAATCAGGTACTATTTGGTGTGGCAGTTGTTCCGCAGGGTGTGTCTTATATTGACCTCACCGGAACCACGTCCACCACCACGCCAACGGCCACGGCGGGGCTAACAGTCGTCCATGACGGAGGGGAAATTGGTGCCACACTTACTGTTACTCGTATCCTTATCGAGCCTGTAAGTACGACGACAGGCACATACTTTGACGGCACCAGCACATATCCTGACGAGCCACTTCGACATGCGCTGTGGTCGGGGACCCCGAACCAGTCCCCATCAGTCATGGAAACGGGTGTGCAGGCACCCGAAGTCTGGGTGTCAGACTTTGAGGGATGGGAAGGCCTCAACGTCAACGCACCGATTTCGATTACGGCTACGTCAGCCTTCATGGGCATGTACTCGCTGCTGGTGCCAGACGCCACATCGGCTGCTCGGGAGTTTACCGGACTCATTATTGGCGACAGCTACACGTTCACCGCCAAGGCGCGGTCAGCGGGGACATCCGGAAGCGGGACTATCTCCGTTGGCAGCATCACCAGTGGGGGCGGGGCACTAACATCCATTTGGACGGACGTAAGTGTAACCTTCACAGCCGTAAACTCGGCTGAGTGGGTCTACCTCTCCGGAGCCGGTGATGTTCTCTGGGATGACATCACATTCAACCACCACATCCCCGCAAAGGTGGCGAGTGTTCCGGAAAAGCCGCGTGGGTTGGCCCCCGAGTACCGCTACTTCACCGCTGACCTCCTGACGGGTGACATCATCGCAGAGATTCCTCTGCGTAATGTGTCTTATGAGTGCGCTCTGAAGGCGGCAGGCAAGTTCCAGGGAAAGATTCCAATCACTGCCGAGACTAACAGCATGGAGCTTTACAACTCGACTATGCCTGGCAACACAGCTATTTATGTGATGCGTAACGGTAAGTGCGTCTGGGGCGGCATCATCTGGGCGCGTGACTACGACTTCAAGTCGAAAGACCTTTCGGTGTCGGCGTCCGAATTCACAAGCTACTTCTACCACCGTAAGATTTGGAAGACGTGGAATCACCAGTTCGGTGCCACTCTCACCTACCGTCACGCGGACAATACACCGGTCACATGGGAAACCTTGCGCACAAACATCGCACTGACGCCTATTGCGTCTGCCGGATGGGCGACCAATAATCCTGTATTGTATCCGGTGACAGTTGACACGGTTGTCAATTCTCCTACATTCAATGACACTCTTCGCGTGGACCGCTCTGCCACAGGCCCCGACACCAACCTCGCTTCGGTGATGGTGGGTGGTACGGCATGGACTAATGCGGGGCGTCCCGTGGTCGCGCCTGGGGATGTGCTTACCGTGTCTATCTATGGACGCGCTAACGTCACCGGTTGGCGTTATCAGTTGATCGTTTACTACTTTGACGCTGCCGGAACATCGGTCGGCTCCAACGCATACTCCCCCACAACTACACCAACGGAATTCTCGGGCACGGAGAAGTGGGCTCGTCTGTCCTTCACGACGCCGCCTGTTCCTGCCGGTGCAGTAAGCGCTGGAATTGTTGCGCAGGTTTACACGAGCGGTGGGCTGTCCACTGCCTCGGATAAGGTGTGGTTCTCGGACCTGCTGGTCGAGAAGACTACTGAACTAGGCCGCTGGTTTTCAGGTAATGGCGACAACACCCCCTACGGGCCAGATGAAGACTTCGACTGGCTTGGTGCAACGAACGCCAGCCCCTCGGTGCAGGAGATTGGTGTTTCTGTCCCTCTCGGGTGGAACGTCGTGCTTGACAACGGCTCCAATGTGCTGCCAGGTGGGGGCTCGACCGTAAAGCTTGAATTCTTTGAGCCTGGGAATATGAAGTACAACGGTACGTACCGCGTATTGCAGAGCCCTACACCCAACTCAAAGGGCTTCTACGTCGTGGGCGGGTCTGATGTTGTGGATGTCGTGTCTACCGAGGTCAAGGGTGGTTGGTACTACTACTACACCAAGGAGAACCACGGCTACGCCACTGGAGACATAGTTGACGTTCAACTTACCGCTGAGAATGGTGTGGCAATACCTCTAGATGAGGGGACGAACAGCGGCACTGTGGATGCGCCCGATGGTCCAAATAGTAACTGGTTCCGACTCGACTGGTTTAGCGAGATACGGCCTCTCTCGCCCGCCGAGGGTGTCGTCTATCGCCCGCTGCCAGAAGGGACTTACGAAGATGTGACTGTGACCGTACGTCAGGATGCGTATGACTATATTCGTACGCTCATCGACTCCACGTTCAAGGATTTCGTAGGTACGGATTTTCCGAACGTCTACATCGAGCCTGGAATCTCATGGGCTCTTCCGGTTGTCTCTAAGCAGGCGATTGACGGATATGCAATCATCGAAACTGAAGGCCCCCACGGCATCGCGCCGGGGCAGGCTATTCAAGTGCAGGATGTGGACGGTCTTTTTGACGGTGAATATGAAGTCACAGACACCCCCGCTGACAATGTGATTGTCTACGAGCGAGGCGGGGCTGTCGGTCTTACCCCCGTGGGGCCGACCACAGCGACCATCAGCACCGTGCAGATGTCTAACGGCATTGCGCAAGCTACAACCACGGCAAACCACGGGTTTTCTGTGGGGCAGAATGTCACCATCACTCTTGGCGACCCTTATAGCGACTTCTCCGGAACCTTCCCAGTGCTAAGCATTCCGACTCCAACCCGCTTCCGCTATGATACTGGCACCGGGAAGAGTTTTTCGAGCAGCACTCTCCCTTATGCTGCGGTCCAAATAGGCAGCAACCCGACAAATGAAATCATCCGAACCGAGGTAAACAAGTACGGTGTCGTAGGCATGCAGCTTAAGGACCCGTTTGTGGCATCCTACGGACAGACTCTTACAGTTACCGGGGCCAATCGTGATCTAAAGATTGCCGAAAAAGCGCTGGACGCCCCTAACGCGAAGGCCACAATCAAGACGACCGAGGATCATGGGCTTAAGGTCGGAGATACTTTGCTGCTTACAGGCCTGATGGATTATGCGGATATTGTAGCCAAGTCCACCACAACCACAACCGTCACCATGACCACCGCGCGTCCGCATAATCTCCGGGTCGGAGATAGTCTGACCATCTCCGGTATGGACACCCACAATATCGTCAACAAGGCACTCACGTCCAATGTTGCCACACTCACGACACAGGTACCACACAACACCGCCGTGGGGGCGACCATTACGGTCAGAGACCTCTATGACAACTCCGCCATTTCTCGCCGCAGTATGGTCGATAATGTCGCGACCATTACCACGGCAGGGGCGCACAACTTCCAGGTGAATGATCCGATCACCATCACCGGGCTGACCGATCAGTATACCGTATCAGGTAAAGAGGCCGTGGCAGGTATTGTAACCCTAACCACTTCAATTCCACACAACATTCTGGTAGGCTCTAAGCTGGAGGTAGCCGGTGTAGGTGTCCCATTCGACGGCACGCAAATCGTGGTTGACGAAGTTACCGCTACGCGCGTCACCTATAAGATTGACGCAGCCTATTGGGACGAGAAGAAGGCGGCGGCAGCACGCGCCGGTCAGAATCTTCAGGTACCTCTCAACGTGCCCGCCTCAAAGGCATCCGGAACTCTCACGAATCTAGACAGTTTCTATAACGGTCAGTGGCACATCTCCGCACGCACCGGCACCACGATCAGCTTCCCACTTCGTGGCGAAGATCAGCCCTCTACGGCGGCATCTGGACAGAACGCAAAGGTCGAAGGACCGAGCGTCTTTGTAGGGAAGTATACCGTCACCGCGCGTACGGACACCACGCTCTCCTATGCACGCACCGGAGCCAATGTCGTGTCCGTCGCTGTACCTCTAGCGACCAAGGAGGACGAACCGCAGCCGTCGATTACTCTTCTCAGTATTCATGACGGTAATCGGACGCTAACCGGAGTCACGGCGAACACTTTCACCTTCGCCCAGGCGATGCCGTCTGTTGCATCTCAGCCGGTAACGCTGGAGGGTCGGAAGGCCTCGATCTTCAACGGTGGACAAACCATCACCGAAGTTCCGACGACCGACCGATTCTGCTTCAGCCTACCGGGGTATACTGCTAACGTTCTGGAGGAATCTGACACGAATCCGTCATACGTTCGCGCCACATTGCTATACAACGGCACATACACAGTGAGCGGTCTCGATTCGGCAAACAAGATGCTGTATTTTGTGAAGAACACCCTACTGCCGTACCCCTCCAAGCCGATGCTGTCTCGCGGTAGTGCATCCGTGGACCCGGTTCTGGTCATTTCTAGCTTCGGACCATTCCCCGGCAATGCGGATATTGACATGCAATTCTCGTCTCGCGGATACACCGGCATCAATCTTGAGCCTACGGCATACCGTGGCTTCGAACTGAAGAGTGTTGGTGAGGCGCTGGATTCCTACTCGGACAACATCAACGGATTCGAATACCGGATTGACTGTGAATTCGATGAACCGAACAACCGTTTTATGAAGAAGTTCGTCCTCATCCCGATCAATTTTCCGGACCCGCCGCCCGTAGGGACGGTTGCACCGCTGTCTCGCTACGGCGCTGATAAGCTGATCTTCGAATACCCCGGTGGTAACATCACGAATGTAAGTATCAATGAGTCTGCGGAAAACTCGGCAACCCGATTCTTCGCGGTCGGTGAGACGGACCTAGGCCCGGAGGCTGGACCCAATATCGGCATCGCTTCGTCGCAAGACCTACTTACCGGCAAGGACGGGCGGCGCTGGCCCCTGCTGGACGCTAGTGAGGGTATCGCGGGGACCGATGATGAGAATGAGCTTTATGCCTACGCTAAGCGGTACCTCTCTGAGGCCGCGCCGCCGTACACGAGCCTCAACGTCTCGCTTAATGGCTCTATCGCCCCGTACGTAGGCGAATACAAGGCGGGTGACTGGTGCGCTTTGATTCTAGATGACCCCTTCATGCGGATGCGTCTAGCGTCCGAGCTAGAGCCCCGCACCGACGTGTTCGTCCGCAAAATTAGCTCATACTCGGTACAGGTTCCTGATGGGGTCACATTCCCTGAAACTGTTACACTGAATCTCGTAGCCGAATGGGAGGTAGATACTCGTGGTTAGTAAGCGAGCAAGATCGTCAAACACCCTTGGGACGCGCCTGAACGCGATTCAAGAGGGTGTGTCTGCCATTGAGGCGAAGACCCGCACACCGGCTGATGACGGTACAGAGGACCGTATAGCGCGTCTGGAGCGCACTATAGAGAATCTCTCCAGCGCCAACTACCGGTCAGCGCAGGAGCAGGACATTTGGGATAGTCGATACATCCTGCCGTCCGGGGTAGTTATGGCGTGGGGTGGAGCTACCGCGCCTGCGGGCTGGCTCGTGTGTGACGGCACATCACTCCTTCGCACCGACTACCCGACACTCTTCGCGAATATCGGAACCCAGTATGGCGCAGCCGATGGTACCCACTTCTCGCTCCCGAACATGAAGGGCCGTGTGCTCGTCGGATACGACAGCAGTCAGGCCGAGTTCAACGTCCTCGGAGAGACGGGCGGCGCGAAGACGCACACGCTGACGGCGGGAGAGATTCCTGCGCACACTCACGAATTCGCAAACGGCAACTCACACTCATGGTCTTGGGGTGGTGTTGGTGGTACATCCGTCTATGCGGCAAACGCTATTGCAACTGCTGGTGGTCCGCCGTCTAACAACCTGACAACTAATCAGGGCAACTGGAACAAGACGGCCAACGATGGTGGTAGCGGAGGAGCGCACAACAACCTCCAGCCCTATATCGCCCTACTATACATTATGAAGGCCTAACCATGTATGAAGTAAGAAACGGCAACCGCGTGCTGCGGTTCGAGGGTCGTCACCTGGCGTCCTCATCTTCGAAGCGCCCCGGAGCCACACGTTGGATTGAGTTCGACCTCTACAAGACGGACGGTGGTAAGTACGTCCTGAGCCGCGTAGGCGTCTCGTATGTCTTCCACTCGTCCGTGTGCCCCCTGGTGAGTCGTTATGGCCTCCACGAGGCGCACAGCGAGGACCTGACCACATTTGCGACCCCCTGCCAGGAGTGCAAGCCGGATTCCCTTGAGCCCGAAGTCTATCCGGAGACATTCCGGTACTGGACGCTAGTGGCCGATGAAGCCGAGGCGGTACTGGAAGCACTATATAAGCCAGACGATTACGGGGCTCGATACCTGACCCGCGTCGCTGAGCGGCTGCTACAGGATGCAGCCGCCCAGGACGCCGATCTTGACATGCTCTATAGGTTCGAGTACATCGATTAGGCCCACCCGTCATCGCGCGGGTTGGGGCGGTTGTAGTTGCTGGTGTTCCAGTTGAATGCCGAGCTACCCATCTCCAGCGGTTCGCGGGTTGTGTATCCGAGCACCATGGCGCGAGAGCCTGTGCCGGTAACCTGCACACCACGGTCCTGAAGCTTGCGGGTGAAGGCGATCTGTGACATTGCACGCTCGCCTCGCCCCTCGCTCCAGGCCTGGTACGGGCCGTACATCGTCTTGATCGAAATCTCGGCGGTGGGCGACTCATGCATTTCCTCTTCGAGGAACATGCCCATGCGGTCTTCATTCTTGCGGTACATTTCGTGTGCCTCGGAGACACGCGAGCACCAGCCGAGAGCGTCAGGCTCCGTAGAGTTCAGAACAATCTGAGCACCCTCGACAGCCCACGCCAGTACGGCAGGAAGTCCGCCGTCCGGGTCGTGGATGAACGCCTTCAGCGTCGGGTCAGAAACCTGTGGCTGACGGTCCCACGGCATAGGACGGATACGACGCCACATAGCATCGTCCGTAATGATCGGACGGTGGTTCGTGGTGATCCACAGCTTAGCCTGCGACTCGAACGAGAACGGCTTCTCACCAGGAGAACGCGCCGTAATCTCGTCGGAACCCGTCAGCTTCTTGACCGCGTTTTCCTTCATGCGCTCCGTCTCGGGAAGCTCGTCTACCCAGATCATGCGGCGTCCACGCATTTCAGCCCAGTAGTACTGGTCTGACTGGTTGGACTTGCCGTCACCGGAGCCGAGGACTTCAGAGGGCAGCGGGAGGGCATACTGCTTCGTGCCCAGCGCCTTGACGATAGCTTCCACGAGAACGTTCTTACCGGTCCCAGGAGGCCCGTAGACGAGGAACATCACGTCATAGGTGTGTAGACCCGTCAGCGTATATCCTGCGGCGCGCTGAAGCCACGCCTGGTACTCCTTGTCTCCGTGCGTACCGAAGTCTAGGAAGTCCTGGAAACGCTTCATGGAGCCGAATCCGGGCTGGTAGGCCACAGGGGCACGGCGGGTGATGTGGAGGTCTGCACGACCCTTGATCAGTTCGCCGGTCTTGAGGTTCACGACACCATTCTTTACACCGATAAGGTGCGGGTCGGCGTCCCAGAACTCGACGGGTACACCGATACGGGAGTCGGACTTGGCAGACTCGATAGCGGCGAACTGGCGCGCGTTGGACTTGGTATCCTTGGCCCACTTGTTCGCGGTCTTGATCGCTTCCTTGTCCGTCATTGCCGCAGCCTCGGCACCGATGATAGCGCTCAGCTTTTTGGTGTGCTCGCGCAGGCCAAGCTCTTCCACGTCCGGGTTCCAGTACTCCTGATTCCACAGGAAGAATCCTAGGCCAGGCGTATAACGCACCACGTTACCGAAAGCGTCCACGAGACGACGACCGTTACCGGTGTCCGTCATCGTACGCTCGCCCGGTGTACCGCCCTCATCCTCGGACAGCGCATCCGCATCGAGAGCCATGGCAACCGTGCTGATGTGCGCGTGCTCGTCCTCCCAATCATCATTGTCAGACGTGGAATCCCACGGCTGCTCGCTCTTCTTGGGCGGTGCCGGGGCAGTCTCTTCCTTGACGTAGGCGCTAGTGTTCGCCAAGTACGTGCCGATTTGCTTACCGAGAGCGCCGTCCGCGTTGAAATCCTTCTTAGGATTGGCATGCACGAACTCGATTGCACGCTCAACGTGCATCATCAGTTCGTCCATCGGCAGCGGGGGCTTGACCTTTTCCGCGTTGAACTTCTGCATCGTGGAGACGGTAGCCTCGCGACCGATGGGGTCGGTGCCGAGCTTGTTCGCCATAGAGAGCGCGATACGGTAGATATCCACCGCACGCGAGCCCTCAGCTACGCCCTCTTCCATGAAGCGGTCGAGGTCCATCTTCTCGCCACGATCATCTTCGAGCATTTCCACGAAGTCCCAGATGCCACCGGCACCCCCGTCACGCTTCTGGCCGTTGTAGCCGCCCGAAGCGTTGCGCTGTCCGCCGCCCTTACGCCCGAAGTATTCCAGCATCGCCTGAGACGGCTCTGCCATTTCGAGATTCCATGGGGCGCGCTCCGGGTCCCACCCATATTCCACACCTGTAATGTGCTTCGAGGGGTAGAGCAGCACGTAACCATTGTGCTTGATGTCAATTCCACTGAACCCCTTGTTGTTCAGGTTCGCCGGGAACGTGTACCCCTCGGGAGCCTTGAAGAACAGGTGGTAACCGCGCTTCTTGACACCACGAACGGTGTACTCGCCTGTGATCTGCTTCAGGGTGTTAGGGATGTCCCCACCGAGAGTCTCCTCAAGGCGATAGAAAGCCTCATCACCACCGTGGCGAGGATCGACATCGAGAACAAAGAATCCCGAGTTACGTGCCATGACGGCGATGTTGTAGTTCGGCTCGGACTCCCACCAACCCTGAATGGTGGCGAGGTTGTCTGTGGCGTCATTCTGCCACGATGTGACAGCGGCATGCTTGCCCACGTCCTTAGGGTCCGTGTGGGCCTTACCGCATGTGCAGCGACCGTCAGGACGGAGGCCGTGTGTTGGAAGAATCTTCCAGTTGTAGGTTTGGGCGTACCAGAGTGCGCCATTGAGTAGGGGATTGGGGTCTGTCATGATGAGCAAACCTTCGAGTAGATAAACCAACTGGGTCGAGGCATACGACCAGCATATCTCCCCAGACAGTCTGAGTCAAACCGAGAAGTGGGGGACCTCTAGGTTAGCACAGATGGGGCTTCATTAGGTACCAATATAGAGCCTGCACAGAACGGACAGCTAGACCTTTGCCTGAGACGTTACAATAGTAATATACTACAACCAAGCGAGGCATCCATGAACTCCCTGCGCGAATTCTGGGGAAGCTCGCCCCCCGAGCAGAAAGACTATCTGTTCATCTATGCGTGGGGGGCGCTGTGGGCTCTAGTGTACGCTACAGCCACCCCCACCGCAACCGTAACCGCGTTCAGCACGACACTAGTCTGGCTCTGGACGACCGTTACGGTGATTGGTGCTGCCCTCGGCATATACGGTCTCGTGACCCGAGACAACCTTCTGGTTGAGCGCTTCGGCGTCCATCTGCTGATGATTGGCCCTATCGCCTACTCGCTGACCCAGCTTGGGCTCTCAATCGCTGCTACCATCGTAGACCTTGGCGACCCCATCGCACGAGTCCACCTAGTATTTTTCGCACTCTGGCCCTACCTCTTCCTGAACAAGCGCCGTCGCCAGCTAAAGGCTCGCGTTAAGCTCGTAAAGAAGATTCCGCTTGCACACGAGGCGGACTAACCCAACTATGCTCCACACGCTTCAGACCGTCCTTATGGCAGCGCCGACGCCCGAGGACTCCTTCGCCGCTGATGTCGTCAGCCTGGTCATCACAGCCGTAGTGTCCGCAACGGTGTTCAGCGCGCTCATTACCGGTCTGGTGCAGTTCATGATCAACCGCCGCAACTCGCGTATCACGGAGCGTAAGAACACTGTAGACGAGCACTCGGACCTCATCGTTCGATACAAGGAGCAGGCTTCCGAAGAGCGTGCCCAAAAGGAAAGCGCTGTCACAACGATCAAGGAACTACTGGCGGACTCTCGCGAGCAAGTCGCTGTGCTGAAGAGCACCGTAGACACGCTCACGAACACCATCAAGCTCCTTGAGTCCCTGAGCGCCGCCCAGAGCGATGTTATCACGCAGCTTACCGCTGATCGTGATCGCACCAAGGCGGCGCTAGAGCGTGCCGAGGCGCGCGTTCAGGAGCAGAAGGAGCAGCTTGTGATCAAGCAGGAAGAGATTACATCGCTGCTCTCGCAGACTCACTCGAAGATGGAAGCAGCCCGGATTGTTGCCGAGAGTTTCAATATCTCCGATTCTGTAGTAGAATAGCCGGTGGAGGCATAATTCGCGCCTCCGCGACACTCCGGTAAGGATGACATGACCAAGTACATCTCAGACGCAGACCTGGACCGTGTTGCTGATCTTACGTCCCGTAAGGCGGCAAAGGTTCTGGGCTGCGGAAAGTCTACCATCAATGATGCGCGAGCGAAGCGGCGAGAACAGACCTCCCCAGCATCGGACCTCCCTGTGGTCAATAAGCCAAAGATTCTGGCTCTCGACCTAGAGACAAGTCCAAACCTCGCGCACGTATGGGGCCTCTGGCAGCAGAACGTCGGCCTCAATCAGCTACTCGAATCCACTGAGGTAATTTGCTTCGGCGCTAAGTGGCTCGGCGGGGACGAAGTAATCTTCCGTTCCGTGTTCCACGACGGCAAGCAGACCATGCTTCAAGAGGTATGGGACCTGCTCAATGAAGCCGACGCCGTTATGGGTTGGAACTCTAAGGGCTTCGATATCAAGCACCTGAATCGTGAGTTCATTGAGAACGGCTTCCTGCCGCCCTCGCCTCACATCGACCTCGACCTGATGAACATTAGCAAGGCGAAGTTCCGTTTCCCCTCGAATAAGCTGGATTACTTCGTCCAGAATCTCGGCATCGGTGCCAAGGTCAAGCACGAAGGCCACACGCTGTGGGTCAAGTGTATGGCGGGCGACCCGGTAGCGTGGGAGGAAATGAAAGCCTATCAGATTCAGGACGTGGAAGTGCTCTTCGGCGTCTACGAGAAGCTACTGCCGTGGATTGACGGACACCCGAACATGGCGCTCTTCTCTGGTGAAGCCGAGGCTTGCCCGAACTGCGGTTCGACCAACCTGCGCTCTGCGGGGACCACCACAACCAATGCGAGCATCTTCCCCCGCTACGTCTGCGAGTGCGGTAAGTGGTCGCGCGGTGCAAAGCGCATCGCAACTACATCACTCAGAAGCTACTAGGCTTCAAACCGCGAGAGCGGCTGTCAGATTGACAGCCGCTCTCGTGCTATTTGTTCACGTCTTTCTTGTTCAGCCCTCTTCTTCTGCTCTCCGAAGTAGGCTACCACAGAGTTGTGGGAACTTCTAGACTTCCACTCAAAGCCGCAATCGCCGCACTTGACAGCCTTAGCCTCACTCCACCTTCCACCGTCCGGTAGGTCGATCTTCGTAGGCACGAGCGCGTCCGTTGCAGCGCCGCAATATGGGCAGTCGGGGAATTCGCCTCGACGGATTTCCTTTCCAGTCTCGTCTACGCTCAGAGTAGCCCGTGTCATGCTCTCTGTAAGCCCTCCGCGCGTTCCATTGATGCGCTGATCCTCCAGGGCCTCCACGAGGCAAAGGTCCCTCACAGGGCACGAGAAGCAGATAGAGAGGGCCTTTACTTCGTCCCGCTCCTTCTGGCACGCATCATAGCCTTCCTCATCGACCTCAGGGTGGAACCAGATGTCGCGCTCTCTAAAGAAGATGCGGTTATTTTCAGGCTGCGCGCACGCGGCGTCGTCTCGCCATTCGGCATAGTACTCGAACGGCTCACGGTTATCATCAATCTTCGTAAGCATCGAGTTCCACCCAGGTCGCTTCGTGAATTTCCTGCGTCAGATTGCCGGAAGAGTTTCCATTGTAGAACCACAGTTCACCAAGGATGTACTCAACCTGTCCGTGGAAGACAATAGCGTCCTCAAGGATCAGGTGAGCGGTGCTCTTCGAGGGGGCAATGCCGTCCATCTTGATTTCTTCAGCGAGGCGATCACGCTGCTCGTCATTTTCGATGTTGGCTTTACCAGGGAAGTAATAGATTACGGAAGTCAGTCTTTCAGCCGGGTACCCCAGGCCTTCCCACTGCTGCCAGGTTTGTGAGGATGTCATTTGTCTCCAGTTGAATGCGGTCTTGGGCTCTATCATAGTACATCTTCCTGAATAAAGCAAACCGAAATAGCCTTATGGGAAATTCCCATAAGGCTAAATCAGACTATCTACTACTTGACGCGGAGTTCCAGCGCCGAAGCAGGGTAGTGCGCACCGTCCAGATACGGCTTACGATCATCCGTTGTGCGGATGATGATGTCTCCGGAACGCTTGGCTAGTACGCGGCCAATACGCCCATTGTGAATTCGACCGGCTTCGTCCGTAAACGCATCCTTGCGGACTCGTACGGTGTCACCGACCTTGAGCATAAAGCCAACCTGCACAGGCGTCCACACGGCCTCAGTGTCTTCTACTACAGCCTCGTTACGAGCCAGAGAATTGAAGAGTTCGAGTGCCTTGATTTGCTGTGCTTCATTCGGGAAGTCTAGCTCTGCCCACGCCTTGAGTAGCGCGATGACAGCCTTCCCTACGGGGACCGGTACGCGAGCAGCGGCAATCTGGCCCTCTGCCCACGAAAGATCGAGTTCTTCACTCATGAAATGCTCCTATTGACAGTGTGGACCAGACCGTGCTAGTCTGGCCCACATGTCATTATATCAGGGCTCAGAACGGGGGCTGCGGGAACGCGGGAGCGCCGGGGGCGGGTGCTGCGGGTGCAGCCGGTGCGCCGTTGTCCCACGGCGAGCCACCGGGAACCGGAGCCTGAGCAGGAGCGGCCTGGGTCGGAGCCGGGGCCTGCGCACCGTTGTCCCACGGAGCCTGAGCCGGTGCGGGAGCAGCAGCCGGGGGCTGGGCGGCAAACTGCTGAGGGGCAGCAGGAGCAGCCTGGGGAGCCGGTGCTGCGGGAGCAGCAGCCTGCGGGGCGGGCGGGATGAATCCACCAGCCGTAGCG